ACGACCAATATTCTTATTAGTCGTGATAAAGGTTATTTCTTCTGAAAAATCCATTAAAGTTTAATGCAGTACTGCATAGCCACATTTCGTGGGCGTGTTTCAGTTCCAAGTTTGGCTGTTTGCTCTGGATGAGTTCCATTGCCAGTCAAAGCCGCCCCTGCCCCAGAACCAATGCCATTAGTATCGCACCAAGCGTTATAAGCACCAGTCCCAGTTCCATTGACTGAGTTGTAATCTACGCAGTCATTGTTAGAAGCAATGTGCTTGTGGGATTCAAGTTGTTGAAGTTGAGTGCTACCAAGGGCACGACTTGTGTCAACGCCCCTTCCGTCATCCCAGCCTCTGATGAACTCTCCACGGAGTTCTGGAAGGTTAAATGTATTTACACCATCGCCAGCACCATAGGTAGTTCCAATAACTGCAAATAATGCAGAATATGTAGGAGATGTTCTGCTAACAGCAACTCCATTGCACTTAGCCCAGCCAGTAGCAACGCCAGCCATAGCAAACAACATCACAGCACCTGTAGGCATAATATTATTGCTACCTGTTATTACAATGTTTCCTCCAACAGACAGGTTTCCAGTCATTACTGTATTTCCTGTAATGTTTGCCGTACCGCCAACACTCAAATCTCCAGCAAGAGTATTTGTTGCTCCAGCAAGGCTTGTATTTCCGTTTACAACAAGAGCAAAGGAAGTAGCAACCCCAACAGTAAGATTCATTCCAGCCAATCCACTTATATTTCCTGTTCTAATAGGTGAACCAGTAGAACTATTTAATACATCAACAACAGTTGCTTTTCTTAGTTGAGCCGCTGATGTATCATAAATTAAAAAAACATCCGATTGTTGAACATCGTAGCCAGCCACAGCAGTTTGGTCGGTAATTGCATTGCTGTTTAACAATGCAGAATCAACTAACTGGTTAAGTCTTGATGCTGTAACAAGTTGTCCGTCTGCAAATGTATCGCCTTTTTGAATCTGTGCCATATTATTTTTGTGATTGAGTGTTTTTGCCCTTAACAGTTCCGTATGCAAATACAGAACGAATTGCAGGTCTTAGGTTTCTTGCAACAAATCTGAACTGAAGCCCAGTTCCAGTCTTTCTGATAGGAGTTCTTCTGGTTTCATCGTTTGCCGTAGGAGAGCCGTATTCATCAATTAGAACTGTAGAGTCCTCATTGGAGATTTCTGCGTATGTATCTAATACAGCACCTGCTTGAAAAAGCAAATCTATTTCGCTCCCACTAAAACGCTTGTCGTTAAATGTATTGAATATATACCTTCTTGTAGTAAGAGATGACTGAATGAGGTTACCTTGGAATTCGTTTTGTCCAAGTTCAAACGGAAGGTAAGGACTTGATGGAGGTGTCTCGTGAAGAACAGGCGTACCTATATTATTTCCGTATTCATCAATATCTAGTTCTTCCGTCAAAAACACTCCTTGGTCTGAATCAATAAAATATAGCCGTCTGAGGTTGTCTTTCTTTGCAATGACAAAATTAAATACATCAACCCCAGCAGGGTATGTGTCAACTGATTCCCAAGCATTTAGAATAAAATTATAAACAAGAACGGCATTGTTTTCAGAAGAACCATCAACAGGTACTGCAAGGTAATAACGATTACCCCAATAGCACCCAACAGCACGATAAGCGTAAGTTCTATTAATTCTTTGAATAACATCGTCTATAGGTGCTGATAGTGGTTGAGCGTTGGTAAGCAATCTCATTGACTCATTAGCCCCAACCTGTGTTGGATTCATTGCATACACACCATTGTCCGATAAGAAAATAACTCCACCATTGGCTTGAACTACGCTACGCATTGCAATGCACCCGATGTCGGTTACAAGCGTTTTAATAAACGAGTCAGTAGAAAGTGCATCTCCTGTAACATAACGCCCTACGCCTGTGTTTACATAAAAAATACTGTGACGCATAAACACCACGAACTCATTAAGAGTCCAAGGTGCAATAGCAGTAATTTGGTCATTACCTCCGTTGTTAAATGTAAATGCGTCTAAAATATCCCATCTGCTGTAATCAAGATAATTGCTTACGCAAACAGTATCTCTATTTCTTTTAGGTTCTGGGTCACTATGGTATCTGCCCTGTGCAATAAGTCTGTTTCCATAGTAAAATAACTGAGAACAATTAGGAAATTCGTGACTGCCTCCAGTAAGGGGAAGTGCAATAACAGTAACTCCCATATCCCACATTAAGGGACGCTTATTGTAACCTCTTGTAATAAAAACATTATCAACCGCTTGCAACACATCGCAACCATCTGATGTGTTTATGTACTCAGTTGAAAAATTACAAGTACCAGTTGTAAGCACTAGAAACGCTGGGACTACATATGTAAATGAATTAACAGTTACAACAGTAATTGTGTATACTCCGTTGTAGTTAAGGTTAGAAGTTTCAATAGACAACGAAGTACCAGAGGTGTATCCGTGTGCTGTTTTAGCAACTGTTATCTGTGTCTGCTGGTTTGGAGCAGTACCAATTGTAGCAGAAGAAAATGTACCTCCAGTTACCCTTGTTGGAAACGGAACTGGCAATGACAGAACCTCGCTCTGTGGGTTATAGTACCACAGGTCACGCTCTGTAATCATAACTATAATCTCTTGCCCAACGCTATCAATATAGGTTGTAGAGCCATAGATTACTTTACCAATAATGCTACCGACTGTCTTTCTTTCTAGACCCTTTCTGGCAGACGCTACGCCTCTGTCTAGGCGGTAATTAATGGACTCAGATACATATCCTTGCGGAAGGGCAGATGGGTTGTCACGGCTGTTTAAGCCTATGAAACCTGTATCGCCATCCTTTTGATATGTATTGCCATCAGCCATTACTCTTTGGACTTTAGTTTGTTAAGCATTTCCTTGCCCCAAGAAACCTTCTCCGACTTGGCATTCTTGATGCCAGCGTAGAAGCCTCCTAGGAAGGCTAGGGCAATGACTGTAAGGGATAGAAGGAGTGTAAACATAAAATTAAACAAGTTGATTCATAATTCTAAAATCAGAAAGCGTTCCATTAACACTCACAAACCAATCAGCATTAGATACAAGAGAAGTTGTAAGAATTAAACTTGGAAAGCCTGATACAAAAGAAGTGCCATCTGAAATGCCAGAACTATTTACATCCCCAGAAAGAACTCTTGCGTTTACGATACCTGTATTTGTTGCCCTAATCCAATCATAGCCATCATAGGTATACCACATTGAAGCCGCAATTGCATTGGCTAGTGCTTTATTGCTTGTAACTCCTGCGGCTGGAAGTGAAGATGTTGTTACAAATGGATTAGCAGATGTAGGAGAAGAGGCACTTGTGATAGCCGCTAACTGGTCAGCACTAATTTCGTTACCGACCTCTACGACATTCGTAGGAATCATAACACCGACTGATAGGTTAATACTCATTAGGCAGTAGAATCCTCAATTGCTGTGTTTAGTTCTGCTAGGGTTTTGCCAAAAAACATCTGAACGCCATCAATGCAGTCAAACTGTTGCTTGTCTTCAACTGCACCAATGATGACAATCTTTCCGTCAAGGGTGAACCCAGCAAAGCCTTTATATGGAGTGTTTATTGTGTACATTATCCAATGTTAAAGTCTGAAAGACTGCTCCCATTAAGTTTAACTTTGTATTTATCAGTTCCAGAACTAGCCATACCAGAAAAATAAGAAACATTAGTGCCTTGAACAACACAAACTGCGTATGCACTTGTTGTTTGATTAACAAGACCCCAGTTGCCAACTCCAATGTTCTTAAGAAAGAACGGCTGTGTGGCTGCTCTCCAGCCCCAGTCAATAGCACCATTTGCTCTGTCAATTCCTACGGCAGAGTAAGCAAGAAAGTTTGCTTGCTGTTTACCTACGGAGTCAGCGTATTGTTTAAACTCAATAGCCATTAGACAGTACTGATAGTGATGTTAATAGCAGGTGTACCAGCGTTAGCCACAGCGTGGAGAACGCCTTGGTAGTTATCAATTGAGAACTGTGACTGAGGGGGAAGGACAATACCAACTGTGTCGGTAGCGTTACCCATAACCTGCACAGTTTCTGTGGCAGATGTGTTCTGGATAAGCACGATAATACGCTTGGTAGTAATGTTGGTAGGCAGGGCAAGCACTTCAATCTTAGTAGTGCTTAGTGCCACTTGGGTAGTCGTAAAACTACGCAAGAACGGAGATGATGTTGAGATGATTGCCATAAAATTAGTAAGTGCGTGACATATTGATTTTGCCAAATTGACCTTGTTGGCGTAGGAACTTGTCGTATTCCTGTTCAAGAACTTGTTGAGCCTTCTGCTCGATAACTGTAGCCTCGTTAATCATAGTCTCGGAGACGAACCAGTTAGCCGCAGACCCCCAAGCCATAAATGACCCAAAGATATACGGAATCTCTATCTTAGACCACAGGGTCGGGTGAGAGTTAGGGTTCTGTCCGACTGAGGTTGAGTTCGCAAGACAGATGTAGAAGTTACCATTGTGGGGCTTGCCCTGCACAGGCATCAAAGCACCAGTACCAGAACCAGAGTCAAAATAGATTTGGCTGTTAAGGTAGTAAACCACATTGGTCTGATAGGGGTCACCTGTCAGTTGTGGGCATTTTTGACGATACAGGTAAGAACCTGTTGCGATAATGCTAGGAAGAATAACACGAATTTCAGAACCTTCGTTGTAAATCTGATATTCAAGTTGTTTTGCTCTTGAGGTGTCCTGTGGGTTCTTATTCCACACACCAAGAATTTCAGAGGCATCAGCGGATGGGACGAAATAGTTCGTTCCGCTTGCGTCTTGTGAGGTCGTGAAATCTACGATACGGCAGATGTCAGACCATTGATTTGATTCCCAAGCCTCACGGAGTCGTGATTGGGAGAAGTCACGGAATTGAGCAAATGTCTCATCCGTGATATTGTGGCGGTCACCACCAGAGTATTGAAGTGCGTCAAACAGCACTTGGCTGAAATCAGTAGTTCTCATTTAGTAATGTATCCATCCGCTGTGAATATTGCACCATTCACACAGGCTTTTTTAGCGTAATTTTTAACCGCAGTTTCTGGGTTATCTCTCAAGAATTCCCGCATAAATGTTTTGTCTTCCCAGCAGTCGTAACCAAGGCGTTGACCCCAGTAATGCCACGCTTGGACAGGAATTGATGCGATTTTCTGACCTACACCCTCAATGGCTTGATTAGAGTTAAATTTGTCAAAGTGACCAGCCTGTTTTGCAACAGCCTTCATCTTGACTTCTTCCTGTCTCCAGCCACGGAGGAGTTCCTCCTTCACCCTCGATTGAAGGTGAGGAGGAATGACCTCTGCCAGACTCTTAATTAAGTCTGACATCCTCGATTACGAAGCGAAGTCGAACACACCGAAGGCAAGCGGGTTGTAGACGCAAAGTCCAGCAACTGCTTCAATCATTCGGGCTTCACCGCCACCAGCGTTAGGCAGGGCAGTCACACCAGCGACATTGCCACCATAACGGATTTCCACTTGGTCGAACGGAATGACATAACCACAAGTGG